TCCCACTTGACTGTCATGTTGACTGAAGACCTTGATTCTCCAGCAAGCATATCTCTTAGGGAACGAACAAAGTTAATTGCAGCTCTACCCCCAGGCACACCAAAGTTTAATATCTCATCTTCTATATGTTCTAAGTGTAGGTTCTTACCTTCTTTTCCCTCTAGTAAATTAATCATTTCACTTTAAACCCACTTGTTGTAATGTATAAACTTTTACCAGACCAACCACCAGCAGCTCTTGTTCTTAAAACAATTGGTGCAGATATGACTTTACCTAATGGTCTATATCCAAATGCAAGATTAAAAGTTTGACTTTTTTTATCATAAGAAGTTCTAACTTGTGTTAATTCTGTAGATTTATTAGTAAAGAATATTTGTCTTTGTTCTTCATCTGAAGAAACATCTTTGATTGTAGAACCCTTTTCACTACCAATTAAAAGTTTGTATGGACAAGGTGTTGCATCTGGGTCATCATATGTATAATACCCAACTGTATTTAAAAGATACATCATGTTTCTTGAATCTGATATATATGTGGAAAATGCAGATATTAAATTGTTTCTAAACTTATAGTAAAAATCATCTGCATAGAACTTTAATTTGTCTTTTTGAAACGCACGAGCAAGATTTGCAAACGCTCTTTTTGAAGAACTTTCACTAAATCCTTCACCAGAAATACTAAATGCAGTTATTGCTTTGTGTGCAGTTGGGGTTGTGACATCAATAGTTGAAGCTGCGTCATTCCATGCATTATCAATCATTTTTTCAATATTTTGTAATTGTTTTCTGTCTGCAAGTTTAGAATAAAACGCAGTCATGTTTGTATTAATTTTTGGTGTTGCGTCTGTACCAGATGCAATCTTATTAGAGTAACCAACATAATTACCATCAGATAATTTAATAATAACATCAGATGGATTCTTTGCACCAACTCCATCTGGTTTACCTCTTGGCACCCAAAAAACTTTATCAATTGTACCAGACAAATCAGATTTAACTGCAAGTGAATTTTGATATCCGATTTCAATATCTCTATCAGCAGTTTCGTCTTTGTCTATTAGTGCAACAAGGTCTTCATATGTAACATCTGTACCCTCACCATTTAGAACACCAGTTTTGCCTGTCTTTCCACCAATCTCTGATTGGAAAGTTTTTGGGTCTGTGTAGTCTGTATGAAGAAGAAAATATACTGTTAAAAACTCATTCACATTTGATGATGCAGTTGAGTCTTTTCTGGTTCTTTGACCAAAGTGTGCTTTTACTTTTGATTTTGTAGTGATAACATAATAATTAGTATCTTCATCATTTACATTAACTTGGAAATGATACTTACCACCATAATCTTTGATTAGTTCACCAGAGCCAGAATCAACATTCTTGTACTTTATTGTGCCGTCACCAACTGACGGTCTAATATCATCTTCTGGTATATCAAGAACATAAAACGGATTAAATGTTCCTCTACTTTGATAATCTGGAGATACAGTTAATTCTCTCAGATATTTTTTAAAACCTTCCATTGTCCAAAAACCCCATCTATAATAGTAGTATTATTTATGCGTTAAGAAACTTGGAAAACCGAAATCACCAAAAGGTTTATTTGTATTCAGAACATCTGCTTTTTGTTCTGCATCATCTTCAAAATTGTAAACCTTAATAATCTTTCTAGTAGGAAGTTCAATCACTTCCCACTTTTTAGTGTTCACATTAATGTCATGGTAATATTTTACCTTAGACCTTGATGTCCGAAAATTTGTCATATTTGCTAGTCTTTCCAGCAAATGGAGTGTTGTCGAATACAGGCTCTTCATTGATTTGTCCACTATCTACCAAGTCTCGTTGTGCTTCTTGTTCAACATCATACAGTCTCATTTTCGCTCTGTCAATACCTAATATAAATCTTTTATTCATAGTAGGGTCATTGTATCTGTTCTTTAACTGTTTTACACAGATTTGATTGAGGTCTTCAAGTTCTTCTGTAGAGATGAGAGCAAACATAAGGTCAGCCGTAGCTGGTAGACCAAAACTCTCTGACGTATCTTCCAACCCAATGTCGCTTGAGACAAACCCCCCTCTAGTAGTTTGTGTCGCTGACATAATCGGTACGTTTGTTTCAACGGCAAGTCCTCTAAGTTCTTCTGCAATCGCTTTAATATAAAAGTATGAACCAACATTTGCATTTCCTTTAAACCTTGAAGACGCACATATATTCAGATAGTCAATAAAAATAATGTCTGGTTTGAAACTTCTTTTGAGTGCGAGTTCCTTAATCAGACTTCTAAAGTTTCCAACATGAGCAGACGCAGTTGGGTATTCTTTGACAATTAACTTTCCATTTGTCTTTTTGTTTATCTTTGTAAGATAACTTTCAAACATCTTTTTAGGGAGTGAGTGTAAGTCATCCATAGTTACATTCATTAAGTTTGCATCAATACGTTCTGCAATTCGTTCCTCTGCCATCTCTAGTGTGATGTACAGAACATTCTTACCTTGCATAAGTGTAGACGCAGCCATGTGACACATGAACAAAGACTTACCAACTCCAGTTCCAGCAAGTGCAATATTTAGTGTCTTTTGTGGTAAACCACCTTTCGTAATTTTGTTGAAGTAGTCCAAGTCAAATGGTATCTTTACCTCTTTCTTGTGATAGAACTCATATCTATCCAAACCATCTTCAACATAGTCGTGTCCTACTGATAGGTCAAATGATACAGCAAGTGCATCAGAAAGAATAGATGGAATAGCTTCTGGAGTTCTATTCTTATCTTTCCCATCAATAATACTTATTCCATCAAGAACAGCGTTGTATATGGCTTTGTCCTTGCAGAACTTTTCGGTTTCGTCATGTAACCATTGTAAGTCCACTTCAGTCTTATCAAGTGTACTAATGATATCCACAACTTTCTTATAGTCTTCATCATTAATGTCTTTACGATTATCAATACCGATAGTTAGAGTTTCTTTTGTAGGTAGTGAATTGTACTTATCTAGAAACTTTTCAATCTCTTCAAATACAACCCTTTCATTACGGTTTGCAAAATACTCTGGTTTTATAAACGGTAGGACTTTTCTTGTATAATCCTCATTATAAATTAAGTGTGTGAGAGTTGTTCTCTCAATTGTCTGTGTTGACATATTGTAGTGTTCCATCCTTCAATTGTTTATCCATTATATCATAAAGTACGTCACCAATCAAGTCAAAAAAATCATCATTAAAATGTTCTTTTGCTAATCCATTTGAATCCAATATTTGCCATTCAAATTCTAATCGTAACTTACCATCTTCTTCGTGTGGTGTAACCCTACCATACTTATAGACTACACCTTGATAGAAACCAGCTTCTTTAGTTAGACCGATACCTTGCCACTTAGCATCTTTATTCTGGACTAACTTGTACTTCTTCTCTATTTCCATACTTGAACTCTTTCTCTGCACATTTATCTAACTGTTCCATAATATCTTCAGTGAAAAACTTCTCTGGATTATTATTAATTGTCTTACCAAAAGTCTTAGAACCGTCTGGTAATTCAATACGAGTTGATACGTTTTTAAATATACCATATTTTAATGCTAAGTCAAGTAGTCCGTAGTATTTATCCAAACCTTTATCGTAAGTCAAACGAACATCAACCATCTTATTTTCAATAGTCAATCTTGACTTATGGTTTTTACAGTGAACAATGTTACCGATTACCTCAGTACCATCCTTCTCTTTTTTCTTGGATAGGTATATAATTGAAGAAGCTGCATACTTCAAACCAGAACCACCACCCATTTCTTTTTGTGGGAACATTGAACCCACAACATCATAGGTATGATTAGTAATCACCATAGGAACTTTAGCACGACCAAGTTTCAAAGTCAATACACGAAATGCAGCTTTGAGAACTTGAGCACGAGTCATATCCCTAGTTTCTTTACCATCAGCGGTATCTTCTACTTCTTTAGTTGTAGATAACATACCAAGTGAATCGAGACAAAGTAGAATAGGTTTTCTATCTGCTTCATTTTGTTCAAGATACTTTTCTAGTACTTTGAGTGATTGGGTTCTAAACTCTTGCACAGTAGTTACTGGAAACAATACCATACGATTGGGGTCAATACCTCTATCAATTACCATTTGTTTAGTAATCGCACTTTCACTTTCAAAGTAAATAACACCAGCATCTGGGTTTGCATCCAAAAAGTTTTTAACCATACCCATTACAAAAAATGTTTTACCAGTTGCCGATTCACCAGCAATACAAGTTACTTTATTACTTGGTAATCCACCATGAATAGAACCACTCAACAGTGCATTAAAAATATAAGAACCAGTGTCAATAAACGAATCTACATCTCCTGCTTCTACACCATCTGCAACCAAACCAGCATATTCATTACCAGCTTGTTTTACAATATCTTTCAAAAAATCCATTAAATATCATCCTCATCTCTGTTGTCAGAACGAAACTCATCAAAACCGCCAGGATATCTAGCAGAAAGTTTCGCTGTGTTAATATCTATAAGTTCTTCAATATCAGTATCAAGTGCAATACAAGCTTGTGCAAGATACCACAAAATATCCCCACATTCGCTCTTCAGATGAGTGACAACATCCTCATCCATTTCTTTACCTTGAAAGAAACACTTCTTTACAATATCATTAAATTCACCGACTTCACCAGATAGACCGATAGATGCAGTAAGTAACCTTGTTGGTTCTACACCTTGTTCTTCTACAATATCAACTGCATCACTAAAATCATCAATGTTCTTAGTTGCGTCACTGGATACTTCATCAACGAATTCTTGATAATCTTTTAATAAATTATCATCCATTTGTATCTCCTATTTTGTATAATATACATTATTTAGTTTTGAAAGTCAAGTCAAAAAGGGGAGCGAACTCCCCTTTTATCTAAGCTGCAAGTTCTTCTTCAGTCTCAGAGTTCCATGTCACAAGTTCACCATCTAATCTTTGTGTATATGCACCCTCTACACTATCTTGAACAAATAAACAAACTTGTGTCGTATCGAATTCCTCAGTAACTTGAGGAACACCACCATACAAAGTCATATTTTTAGGCATTGCAGTTGTATCATTGAACACTACAGAACTATAAGCATCTAACTGATTGTTCCAATCTACCCAAAATTTTGTTAGTCTTGATGTATATTGTTCAATACCACCAGTAATAATTCCACAATGAACTATAACTCTTATTTCTTCATCTGGATTTTTATATGCCAATTTTACAGTGTCCACTTGACCCTTAGTTACAAAATCATATGATACGACATGATATCTGACTTTATCTTTTATATCTTTATACTTTGAACTATCTTTCCAAGTTTTCGCTTTTTCTTGTGTCATTGGTAATACTGGTTTAGAAGCTGTATTATTCAGAATAGTCATTGCAAGGTAACTACATCTAGTCTTTCCAATACCTACTGCTTCACATTGAGGAGTAATTCTATCAAAAACTAATTGATAAGCATTTGGTGATTTTCTATCAATCCAACCATTTGAAAATGCTCTTGTACCCTCATCAATAATATCATATTCTTTTGCCTCAAATTGTGGTAGTGTTTTTGGATTGAAAATATTACCTAATTGCGAAAGTTCATCCAGAACTTGTTCATCAGTAAATCCAGACTTTCTTTTGTACTTTGCAACTAGTCTATTTGAAAAATTATACTTTGCATATCTTCCATCTCTAGTCTGACCAGTGATATAGATATGGTCGTTTACATCTCTCATAAAGACTGCCCCAGGCGGTACACTTAATATAACACCTTTGGTTGCAAGTGAGGTATCCAATTCTTTTTCTTCTTTGTCACTAACACCACCACCCTTTCTTGCCTTCTGGAAAGAAACAGTTGTTGTCTCAAGTTGTTTTGTATCTAGACTAATATTTTCTGCATCAATAATACCAAAACCATCAAAATAAATGGTCTTAAAATTATCTCCATATAGTTGTGGGTATGCTTCTAGGTTAATCAATGATTCCATTGATTCTTGATGTTGTGGTGTGAATTTATTGATTATTGTTTTATCTACGGC